GTCAGCCGTTGAAACAATTAAGTTGTTATTTGTAACATTAGTTTGAGCTGCTTCTTTAGGCCCATTGATTTCTTCTTTTACAAATCTCTTTTTTGAAGACATATCAGCAAAATCTTTATTTGCATCAAGCACTGTTTTCATTAAAGTAGAAACAACTTCGAATGCTCTTGGGTGCTCAGATTGCTTTGCAATTTCAAGCATTTCGCGCATAGCTTCTTCGCCAGTTTCCATAACACCTTGAATATTTTGGCGAGCAGTTTCTAAGTCTTTGAGATTCTCTTCTTGAGTTTCAAAGTTATCAATTAATGCCGGCGGACTTGATTCTTCTATTTCAGCAGGAGGATTATCAAGCTTATCATTTTCTTTTGGTGTATCTTGCTCAACTTCTGATAAGGGTCTAATACCTAGAGCAGAAGAAATTTTATCATCATTGTTCATTATACATCCTCAAATATTGTAATAATACCCCAATTGTCATCAAATTCAATGTCAGTATATGGTACAGAAGCAGATGCTGGATCTGAAATTGTAACCACAGGAGCTGAAGAATAACCTGCACCTGGATTTGTTATCGTAATTGCAGATACATCTCCGTGCGAATCAATTGTTGCATTAGCGGTTGCTGTAATCGCTGCGGCGACATCAATGGTCACATTTGCAGTTTCATAAAACTTTCCGCTACTAGTAATATTTATTCCAGTTACAACACCGTCTGTAAGAGTAGCTGTGGCGGTGGCTCTGAAGCTCGCAGGAGTGTCGTCAGGTGCCGTAAAGGTAATAGTTGGTGTTGTATTTGCGTAATTTGCACCACCATCTATAATTGTAACTCCAGTCACTTCGCCATCAGTAACTTGAACATTTGCAGTTGCTGGCTGCTTTTCAAAATTGCCAGTAAAATCAGATCCTGTTTGTGCTACGGTTGGTACTGTGTATGATCCAACAGCTGTAAGACCAGTGATTTGCGTAATGATTACGTTATCAATCGATCCTTTGAATGACGGTGTTGCTCCACGTTGGCCAGCAATAACCTCAACACCACCACCTAGAATAAAACCTTGTGGTGCGTTTCCGCCTTGATCTACTACGCCGTTAATTAACCATCTTGCCGTACCACCAAAGTGTTCTAATCTAACATGATTCCATTGATTCAAGTTTAGAACTTCAGGTGTACATCGAATTGGTGGGCTGTTGAAATTTGGTCTATAAACGATTTCTGCGTCAGGCTCTATTTCAAATCGCATATCATTGCCATCCCAATGGATAACGTTATGAACACCTGAAATTGGAACTTCTTCTGGGTAAATCCAAAATTCAACTGCGAAGCCTTGGCCAGCGGTAATAAGGTTTGTCGCCATTGTATGGATTAAAACTTCATCTGTGTCTGCTTCAAAATATAAAGCATCTGTGCCGAATTTAATGTATGGCGATTTATCTGGTGGCTCGCTAATCGTAACTGTTGCTGTGTTATAGTAGCGACCTGCATCTGTTACAGTAACTGAAGTAATGTCACCGTTTGCTCCTATTACTGCTTCACCAAGAGCTGTATTTGCTGAAAGATCAGGATCTGAAATTAATACGTTTGGAGTAGAACTATAATATCCTCCTCCTTCAATAACGTTTATTGAAGAAACTTCTGTATTGGTGATTGTTGCGTTTGCCGAAGCATTGGTTGTTATTGGCGCCGCAATTGTAACGGTTGGCGCAGTGGCATAACCTTGGCCGTCATTAACTACTGTAATTGTATCGACTCGCCCATTTACAAGTGCTGCTGTAGCAATTGCTTCTTCGCCGCGAAGTGTAATAGGATTACCGTTTGAATCCATTCCTGGCTTAACAATAACTTTTTCTTCTGGTGTTGTATTAGCAGTAGTGTTGGTATACATGTCTGCTTCAATAAATTTAATGACTTTACGTTTCTTTTCAGGACCAAAATAAAATCCTTTAAGAGTAAAACTCAAAGTATAAAGAATAGATTGACGAGTTTCAAAATCGTTTTCATACAGATCTTCTGTAGTAATGCTGTTTAAAATAACCGGAATATCAATAGGATCTAAATCCGGAATCATTTTAGCAGACACAGTCCAGTCTGGAGTAAAGAACGGTAAAATCTGTTCCATTAATTGCGTAGCATCTTCTTGATATTTTGTCATAATATATAATTGAAAATCGATATTATAAGGTACAGAAGCATATAAGAAATTACGAGAATTTTCAGATTCTGCCTTTGCATCTTTACGCATTTTCATAGTAGACGCAATTTTACGAGATGGGTCGTATGTAATACTTGCAATTTCAAAAGACATGCGAGGCAAGCGAATCGCAGTTCTGCGACTATTCAACAAATCAGGATCTTGATTTAGTCGAGCCAAAACCTTTTGAAAAGGTGCATAAGATAGAGGCACAAGCATAGATTGTGTTGTAGTACCTGCATTATCTTTTCGAGTAATCTTTAACTGATTAAAGATAGTACCAAACAGTGCTACATATTTTCTTGTTGATTCATTGTAGAAATAATTTGCAATTGCCATTCTTATGTATCCTGAGTACTAATGCTTTCACTAAATGGATCTATTTCAGAGAAATCAATGATATCATCAGCAACATCTTCAAATACTAAGTTTTGCGCTAATGGATCTGTCTCTTCAAGATCTTCAAGTGTGGAAACAGTGTCTGATGTGGTTTTAACGTCATCAAAATAATGGTCAATTTCATAGATGCCAGTATCGAATCTTTCGTTTGAGAACTCCATAAGCTCGCATTTAATATCATAAACTTGCAATTTACCAGTCTGATAGAATACACTCTCATGCTCAACATATGTAATACGATACATTTTTCGATTCAATGGAAGCCAGATGAGATCATTTTCTCTTGGTCTAACCTTAGTTTGATTTGTTCTAGTAACGTATCTTTCAAATGTTCGTATTGCTACCGTAAACGTAACTTGGTCTCGTATTTCTAAACCAAACTTGGATAGGAAATCACCTTCGCCTTCAAACCCATCTACATTCTTAACATAAGCTTCGAACTCGTACTTCTCGTCATAGAAAGGCATATCATCTTCATTGAAGACTTCGTCTCTGTTGTTAAATTCTCCAGAAATATATGTAACATCAAGACCATAGATCTTAATCGATTCAATTACTAAATCATCAATTAAGTTCTGTTCGTTGAAGTTATTATAATTTCTAAAGTACGCGCTAGTGGCCATATTTTATCCAATAAAGTTATATGTGAGAGGTTGTAAATTTTGTACTGCTTCCTCTTCCATTGCTCTTCTTTCTTCTCTTGCTTCGGCTAAGATCTGCTCTCCATTGAACTGAACACCACCAACAAGCTGCATTCCTGTAAATTTAGTTAAATTTAAACCCCATTGCTCTCTAATCAATACTGCTGCATAATTTTGCAGCCAACGATCTTCCCAAACATCTGAATATGCATCTGGATCAATCACATCATATGCTTCAATAATAATGTAATGACCTTCTACCCAGTGAGAAATATCCGTATCTACATATAATCTATTCACATGTTTGTTGTAACGAATCATAGGTTTACCTACAAGAATTTCTTGCATAAACTCAATATGCTGCATTGTCATGTAGTAGTGTTGAAGATTATAGTTTGTTAAATCGGTTAGATTATTCAATACAAATTGATATTGAACATTAAACATACCAGTGCCAGTAGAAATTGATGTATCAAACGGAAATACTTTTGATATACCTAACAGCTTTTGTGGTAAAGTAATGTAGCCGTTTTCTTTGTCTTGTTCTGTAATTTGATGCTTTAAGTAAATAAGTTGACTGCCATTATAATGATAATCACGCCAATATGAAATAGCCTCATCTATGCGATCATCTATTTGCTCTTCAGCTACGTTGATCTCGATAACCGGCGCACCGATTTTTCGGAGAACGTAATCTGTAAATTCTTCTCTTGATTGTGGTTGTGCCATTATGCTATCTCATCTTTTACGATTACACGAATGTAACCTGTGTTTGGGAAAGTCTCTATCTGGCCATTATTATATTCAATTTGAAACTCAGCATTATGAATGCCAGTGTTTGAAGTATCACCGCTTTGCCATTGGTAAGCAACTATTCCTTTAGCACCGTTAACGACAGAACCGATACCATTTTCTACTAAGATAGTACCTTGTTCGCTTTTCATATGAAACTTTACAGTAGAAGTGTCGGCCATAGATTTGACTCTGCCATTAGAATCTGTAAGAACAGCTTCAATGGTTGGTGCAGTATCATTTTGTTTTATATAGAAGCTTGCAGCCATTGTTTTCTCCGGATTTTACTTTTATTTATTTGTTTTAGATAATTTCAGCAAAGCCTATACCATTGCTTACAAGTTTAACGCCGTTGCTTTCTATTTTAATATTTGTACCATTATATTCTGGGCCCGTAAATCTAATTCCATTAGCGCCATATCTATCGTAGATATGAGTATCCCAGTTTAATCCTTTACCAGCTAATGAAAAGCTCGTTGCAACTGAAACAGGGCCTTCTGAAAATACATAAATGTTTGTAGTAGATGGAAATTCAAGTAAAAGATCTGCATAGGCATGAGTAGTTACATAGCCAGGAACAGTATCTAATGCAAAATCAATAGAATTATTTGCATCTAAATATCTTTGTACACCAAATTGAATAGTACCAGATACACTAAAACTAGTACTTAAATCGGTGGCTGACGCATACAGCGTGGGTGTTTCTATTAAAGACGTACCTATAAGTGGTAATGTATATGGCTGTAATTCACCATAGATAGGTAATACGCCGGTGATCGATGTAATAGTATCAATTTGTACGGACAACGGCCCTTTTACAGATACTACAGCACCAGCAATAAAATTAAAGTCTAATGTAGATGTAAATGCGCCATTAGCAGACATGGGGCTTGTCCTTTAAATTATGCCCCACCTGCCGTAATGGTAAATGCAGTAATGTTGATTTGCTGACCTGTTGCAATATTAGTATTATCTAATTGCATATCACCACCTGCGCCTGTTGCAGTCACTGTTCCTTGCATATGACATACTGTACCATCAGATTGGTGCATACGGAAATAGCTTGCTGTACCCGAAGCATCTGCAGAAAGATCCTGCCATGTGCCAAAAAAAGTGATTTGGCCGCTTAC